GCTATCGCCGCCCTTTCCGGCGGCCGAATGCTGTGGGACGTCACGACCAACTTCACCGACTGGCTGTCGAACATCGACAAGGCCATCCCCAAGCTGTCGGCCCTTGCGCTCGGCATTGCCGGCGTGGCCGGCTGGGGCCTGAGCGCGGCGAGCAACCTGTTCGCCCTGTCGTCGTCCCTGGCGCAGATCGGCCCAGCGCTTCTCGGCCTCCCTGGCATTCTCGGCGGAATGGCGATCGGCGTTGGCGCCTCGATCGCCGTCCTCAAGGACTTCAACGTCGTCCTGCCCGAGGTCAAGAAGGCGCTCGGGAAGCTCCAGGACGTCATGTCCTCGACCTTCTGGTCCCAGGCGAAGAAGCCGTTCCGGGACCTGATCGACTCCCTCCTGCCCGAGTTCTCCGCGGGGCTCATCTCCACCTCCAAGCAGCTCGGAGGCTGGTTCGGCGCCCTGGCGAATGCGCTGGGCGGTGGCCTCAACGGCGCACTCGCCGGCATGTTCGCCGACCTGAACGAGAGCATCGGCATCGCCTCTGGCGGCATGACCGGCATGGTCACGATCATCGAGATTCTCGGCCGGCAGGGCGCCGCGCTCCTCCCGCGCCTGGCGACCTTCTTCGTCGGGGTCACCGACAAGTTCGCCGCATTCCTGGACCGCGCAGAGCAGTCCGGTGAGCTCCAGACCTGGATCGACAACGGCATCTCCGCGCTGATCGAGCTGGGGCACGTATTCGGCGAGCTGTACGGCATCTTCTCCGGCCTCGGCCGCGCAGCGAAGGAGGCCGGAGGCTCCACGCTCGACATGGTGGCCGACACGCTGGAGCGTATCCACGCCGCGGTCGACACCCCCGCATTCCAGACGGGCATGGTCACGGCGCTCACCGCCGCCCATGACGCGATGTACGCCATCGGCCACATCTCGGGCCCCGCCTTCACGAACCTGTTCACCACCCTGGCCGACACGTTCGACAAGGTCATGGAGAGCGCCGGCCCCGCGATCGGAACCCTCCTGCGAGACATCGCCAACGCCCTCGCGGCGCCGGCCATGCAGGACAGCGTCGTCAGCCTGTTCGACAACCTGCTCGTGGCGATCGACGCGCTGACCCCGATGTGGAAGCCGCTCGGCGAGATCATGGGCGCCGTCCTGACCCTGATCGGCGACCTGGCGGCGGCGTTCGCGCCGCTCATCACGTCGTTCGTGGAGGCGGTCGCCCCGGCGTTCGTCCTCCTCGTGGACGGCCTGACCCCCGTCATTGAGCTCCTCTCGACGGGTCTCGCTGACGCGATCAAGGCCATCGCACCCTCCCTGCCGGGCCTCGTGGACGCCTTCGTCAACCTGGCGCTGGCGCTCGCCGGCCCCGTCGCGGAGATTCTCCCGGTCATCGGTCAGGCGATCGGCGACCTGGCCCTGGCCCTGACTCCGGTCATCGACGCCATCGGCCCGCTCCTGGTTCCGATGGTGAAGCTGCTCGCCGACGCCATCATCGAGCTCCTGCCGCAGATCGTCGACCTCTGGTCTGCGCTGGCCGACGACCTTGGCCCGCTCCTGCCGGTCATTGCCGACTGCTTCGAGCAAATCTTCAAGGCAACCAGCCCCGACCTGATCGAAGCCCTTGGCGAGATCATCGGGAAGGTCTCGGAGAACGCCGACGTGTTCGTCGAGCTGGCCGGCACCGCGACCGACCTGCTCGTCGAGCTGACGCCCATCATCGTCGAGGCGATGCCGCTCCTCATCGAGCTGTTCGAGTACATCGTCACGCCGATGATCGAGCTGGTTCGAGTGATCGTCGAGCAGGTCAACCCCAAGCTCCAGGCCATCGCCGCGTTCATCGGGGCCGTGAGTGACCAGGTCGTCGCGGTGATCGCCTGGTTCAAGCAGATGAAGGCCGACGTTGAGACCGCGGTCTCCGGCGTCCAGACCAAGATCGAGGGCCTGCGTAAGGACATCGAGAAGGCCGTCTCGAACATCGGGACGTGGCTGATCGCCTCCGGTCGATCCCTGATCGACGGGTTCACCGCGGGCATTAGCGATCGCGCCGACGAGGCCAAGAAGTCGGTCTCCAACGTGCTCTCCGACATCCGCGACCTGTTCCCGTTCAGCCCGGCCAAGGAAGGGCCCTTCTCCGGCAAGGGGTGGGTCCTCTACTCCGGCATGTCCATCGGCGACGCAATGGCGGACGGCATCGAGGCCCGCGCGCAGAACGCCGTCAATGCGGCGAAGAAGATGGCCGCGGACACCCACGCCGCCCTCGACGAGGCCGAGTTCATGGGCCCCGTTCTCAAGCAGCAGGTCATCAACTACAACGCTGCGGAAGGCTCCTCTCTCGGCTCCGAGGAGGACCTGTTCGCTGCACTTTCCCGAGGAAGGGCGGTGGGCTTCTAATGCCCTCTCTCGCGCTGGAGAACGACACGGACGCGCTCGACCTGGACTACGTGTTCAAGTACGGGCGCGGCATTCAGGCGCTCTCCGGCGCCACGGGCTTCGGCCTCCCCCCGGTCAGCATCCGCTGGCTGGAGGGGGCCGGGGATGGCGCCCTCTACCGAGGGCGCCGCGTCCTGCCCCGCGACATCGACCTCCCGCTCCTGGTGGTGGGCCTGGACCGCAGCGACCTCACGGCGCTCTGGTCCAGGCTCGCCCGGATGCTCGACGGCAAGTGCCGCCTGCGCCTCATTGAGGACGACGGCACGTCGTGGTCCATCGACACCTACCGCGTCGGCGGTGGCGACTTCGCCTGGGGCTCGGACACCGACGGGGAGCGAGAGCTCCGAACCGTCGTCACGCTCCGCGCCCCCAACCCGTTCTGGCAAGGCGAGATCGTCCGCACCGTGACCCTGGGGGGCTAGCCGATGGCATCGAACCGCGGGCTCCTGCCCGACCTGTCCCAGCTCAAGGTGTCCCCCTCGCAGATCACGGGCGACGTCGTCCTGGAGAACGACGGCGACGCCCACGCCTTCCCGGTGTGGGAGGTGCGCGCCCCGGCGAGCCGCTTCCGTGCGGTCTCGCCAGACGGCGCCGTCCTGGAGTGGACCGGGGCCCTGGCCGCCGGCCAGACGCTCACGATCGACACCGAGAAGGGCACGGTCGTCGACAACACGGGGGCCAACCGCTACGCGGAGCTCTCCCCCGCGCCCCGGATGTGGACCATCCCCCCGGGCATCACCTCGGCAGCCGTCGAGGTCAGCGACAGCACGTCGGCCTCGCGCGTCACCGTGCGCTGGCGACCGCGAAGGTGGGTGATGTGAGTGGAGCTCGTCGACATCAACGTCGAGGTCCGTGACGTCACCCTCGCCCGCGTGGGCGTCATCCTGCCGACCGACGCGACCTTCACGCTCCAGGACGAGTTCTGCAACGTGGGCCAGTGGTCGGTGACGCTGCCACTGGAGCACCCGATGGTGCCGTACCTGCGCACCCCGGGCTCGGGCCTGATCGTCACGAACCGCACCGGCACCGTCATCCTCAGCGGGCCCACCTCCAAGACGAGCTCGGTCGGCTCGTCCGAGGCGCCCGAGGGCATGGTCACCATCACGGGCGTCACCGACGACGTGATCCTCGCCGACGCGCTGGCCTACCCGTTCCCGACGTCGGCCACGATGGCGGGGCAGTCCGGCTCCGCGCGCGACTCGCGCACGGGTCCGATCGAGACCCTGCTCCACGCCTACGTCAACGCGAACATCGGTCCCGGCGCCCCCGCGGCGCGGCGCGGCAAGTTCGCGAAGAAGCTCGTCATGGGCACGAACCTGGGCCGCGGTGCGTCGATCTCCAAGAGCGCGCGCTTCGACGTGCTCGGCACCCTGCTCAACGAGATCGCGGCCGTCAGCGACATCGGCTTCCGCGTGATCCAGCGCGGCTCCAGCCTGGTGTTCGAGACCTTCGAGGTCGCCGATCGCTCGCGCCTGATCCGCATGGACCTGTGGAACAACACCCTCGCGGCCTACTCCGTGGAGACGGCCGGCGCCGCCCTGACGCACGCCATCGTCGGCGGCAGCGAGGAGGGCGTCGACCGCAACTTCGTCGAGCGCACCACCCCCGAGTCGCTGTCGCAGATGGACGAGTGGGGCCGGCGCATCGAGCGCTTCCTGGACCGCCGCTCCGCGGACACCACGCCCGAGCTGGAGCAGGCCGGCGACGAGGCCCTGGCGAAGGACGGCATCAAGCAGGCCCTCGTCAAGTTCACGCCGATGGACGACAGCACCATGCGCTACATCTACGACTGGTTCCTGGGCGACCGGGTGACCGCGGTCGTGGAGGGCGTGGAGATCACGGCGCTCGTGCAGTCGGCCATCATCAAGGTGGACAGCGAGGGCGTGCGCCTCGCCATCGCCCTGAGCGACAGCGTGGGCACCGTCGATCAGGTGCGCGACTTCGAGAGCCGCATCGAGAACCGGGTCAGCTCCCTGGAGCGCACCGCCGAGGGCGGCACCACGGTCACGAACGTGACCAACAACTACGGCACCACCATCGGCCGCCAGATCGGCGAGGTGTTCGCCTGGCCGTCCACGACGATCCAGACCGGATGCCTGGTGGCGGACGGCTCGGCGGTCTCGCGCACGACGTACGCGGCCCTGTTCGCGGTCGTCGGCACGACGTTCGGCGCCGGCAACGGCACCACGACCTTCAACCTGCCGAACCTCAAGGGGCGCGTCCCGGTCGGCCAGGACACGGCGCAGACCGAGTTCAACGCGCTGGGCGAGACGGGCGGCGAGAAGGCCCACCTCCTGACCGCGGCCGAGTCTGGTCTCCGCGACCACCGACACGTCCTGCGAGCTGGCATGACGGTCGGGAACGCGAACACCGACGACGGGGTGGTGCGTGGCGCGGCGTCGCTCGACGCCAACTTCCGCACGGGCGGCGTCAAGGACCTGGCGGGGACCACCGGCTCGAACGGCTACGGCTCCGCCGACATCTCCCAGCCCGCCACCGCGTCGCACAACAACCTCCAGCCCTACCTCACGCTCACCTGGCTCATCAAGGCGGCGTACACCGGGGTCGAGGTCCAGGGGGCGGCGCACGTCCACGCGACCGCCGACGTGACCGGCCTGGACGCGGCGCTGACGAAGGCGCCCTTCGCGGAGTGGGTCGGTACCGCGACCTGCGATGCCAACGGCATCTTCTCCGGGACCTTCCCGGCCGGCCGCTTCACCGTCACCCCCCACGTCGTCGTGTCCGTGGCGTCCCTCACGGAGTTTGCCATCGCCGCTGGTGTGGCGACCAGCACGACAGCGTTCTCCGGCCACTGTGCGTACTTCCCCGGCGGCACCGGGACCATCGCCCGGACAACGGGCTTCGTCATCGCCGTCCGCGCGATTCAGCGCACGGCCACATCGGCGACCGGCTAGCCCCGGCGCGCGCCCGCCCCCATTCCACCTGGAGCGTGAATGACTCAGTCCTCCTTCCCTTTCGACGGGCTCACCACGAGCGAGTCGCAGTTCTCCTACCTGTTCCGCGAGCTGATCGACACGGGCGTGATCGGGACCGGCAACGAGCTCGTCGTGAGCGCCGACGCCTCCGGCATGAACGTCAAGGTCCAGCCCGGCTCCGCCGCCGTGCGCGGCTTCTTCTACCAGTCCACCGCCGTCGAGCCGCTGACCATCGCGGCGGCCGGCGCCGTTGCGCGCACGGACACCGTGGTGCTGCGCCTGGACCCGACGGCCAACACCATCGTCCTCGCGGTGACGTCCGCGGCGCTGGTGCAGACGGACACCGGCATCTACGAGCTGCCGCTCGCCACGGTCGCGGTGGGCGCCAACGTCGTGACGATCCAGGTCGCCAACGTGTCCGACGTCCGTCGGCGCTCGGGCAGCCGCGTCGGCTACTGGCCGACCACGGCCCTGCTCCCCGCCTCCCCGCGCAAGGGGCAGTTCGGGTTCAACGGGCAGACGTCCCGCTGGGTGACCTGGGACGGCGCCGCGTGGGTGGACGCCTTCTCGTGGTCCACGCTGCCGGGCAAGCCGACCTCGGGTCTGCTCGACGGGCGCGACCTCCTGTCCGGCACCGCGGCGCCTGACGGCAGCGTGGGCAAGGTCGGCGACTTCTTCTTCGTGCGCCGAGCGGCCTGACGCCGATGGTCAGCCCAGCGAACAACGTCGTCTACCTCGACCTCACGGTCGGCTCGCAGGACCCGACGGCCAACACCTCGACGATCCACTGGCGCGTCCGCGTCTACATCAACTACGGCGTCAACGCGAACCACAGCGGCAACGCCTACGTCAACGGCAACCTCGTGTGGAACTACGCCGGCAACCCCGGCAACATGGTCAGCACGGGGACGTACACGCTGGCCGAGGGCGACATCGCGCTCGCCCACGACGGCAGCGGGAACCTGGGCGTCTCGGGTTCGGCCCACGTCCAGACCGTCAGTCAGTCGAGCGCCTGGTCCTACTCGAAGGACGCCACGGGCTCCGTGGCCGTCCCCAGCCTCGCGAGGGCGCCCGGCGCCCCCGGCCTCTCGGTGGGCACCATCTCCGCCACCTCGGCGGTGGTCACCGTCACCGCGGCTGCGCCCAACGGAGCGGTCGTGACCGCCTACGTGGTGGACGTCGCCACCGACGCCGCCTTCGCTTCGGTCGTCAAGACCTGGGGCGGCGGCTCCGGCACAGCGACGGACCTGACCCGCGCCGGGCACTACTACGTCCGGACCAGGGCCCACAACGCCGTCTCCGACGGGCCCTACGCCTACGCGGAGTTCGACACCCTGCCCACCGCGCCGGGCGCCCCGACGTGGCCCGCCACCCCGACCTCGGACATCGCCACCACGTCGCTCACCGTGACGTGGACGGCGCCCGCCGACAACGGTGGACGTGCCATCACCGGCCACGTCGTGCAGGTGTCGCAGACGTCCAACTTCTCCGCGATCGTGGGCACGTTCAGCTCGGGCGCCATCACGGGCCTCGCGCCGGGCGGCACCTACAGCGTGCGCGTCGCCGAGGTGAACAGCGCCGGCACGGGCCCCTGGTCCGCAACGCTGACGGTCACCTCGCAGGCCGGCATCTTCGAGAAGGTGGCCGCCGGCTGGGTGGCGGGCACCCTCTACGAGAAGGTGTCGCCGACGTCGTGGGCGCCCATCGCCTACGCGATGGAGAAGATGTCCGGGGGGTGGGCCCAGTGACGCTCTGGAACAGCCTCCACCCGTCCGTGCAGGTGGCGATCATCACCGGGGTGTTCGGGCTGTTCGGCCTGCTCCTGGAGCGCCTACGGCGCGACACGAAGGCCCTGCACGAGGACGTACGGCAGACGAAGTATCAGGTGCAGAACGACCACAAGACGAACCTGCGCGAGGACTTCGACAAGATGGCCGGCGCCGTCGAGCGCGTGGCCGGGACGGTCGAGCGCATCGCCGACACGCAGAGTCGCCACGAGGAGCTCCTCCGCTCCCACGGCACCTCCCTGGGGTCCATCCGCGACGACAGTCGCATGGAGCGCCAGGAGCGCATCCTCCTCGGGCAGCGGGTCGAGACCGTCGCCTCCGAGCTCGGCGAGCTGGGGCGCCAAGTGGGGCTGTACCACACCTGACCGCAGTACCACCGAGAGGGGCCCTTGGCACAGCGCCGGGGGCCCCTTTCGCCATGCCCGCACGCGGGCAGATAGGAGGTCGCCCGTGGCTCTCATGCCCGGCGCCATCGTCAAGCTCATCCCCAAGCACAACACCCGCAGGCGCGCAGCGTTCAACCGCCTCAACCTGCACATCGCCGTCTCGGAGGCCGACAGCCTCTACGGCTTCTTCTCGGGCGCGGACGTCTGCGCCAACCTCTACGTGCGCCGCAGCGGCGTGATCGAGCAGTACATCGACACCGACTTCTGTAGTGCCGCCGACCTGGAGGGCAACGACGGGAGCGTCTCGGTCGAGACCCAAGGTGGCGTGACCAACGCCGACGGCGAGCCCTGGACCCCGGAGCAGGTGGCCGCCCTGGCGCGCATCTACGCCTGGGTTCGCGCCCAGCACGGCGTCGCCAACAAGCTCGCGACCACCTCGCGCATCGGCGACGAGTCCAAGGGCCTGAGCTGGCACCGCCTCGGCATCGACCCGTGGCGCGTCTCGGGCGGGATGCGCTACTCCAGCTCGCGCGGCAAGCGCTGTCCCGGCGACGCCCGGATCGCGCAGGTGCCGGCGATCTTCGCCGCGTCACAGGACGGCACCGCGCCCGTCGCGATCCCCGCCTCCACGCCCGCCCCGATCCCGGCCGTGACGTCGGAGCGGTGGCTCCAGCGAGGCAACGTGGGCGCCGCGGTCGGCGAGCTCCAGGGCCTCCTCACCGCGGCCGGCTTCCCCTGCGCGCGGGACAACTCGTTCGGCCCGGACACCGAGGCGCAGGTGCGGGCCTACCAGGGCTCGCGCGGCCTGGTCATCGACGGCCTGGCCGGCGAGGCGACCATGAGCGCGCTGCGCTCCGGCCGGCCCGCTGCGCACGCCGCCGCAGCTCCCGGCGTGCTGCGCCGGGGCTCGTCCGGCGCGGACGTCAAGCGGCTCCAGGAGCGACTGCGCACGGGCTACCCGGCCTACGCCAAGAAGCTCGTGGCGGACGGGTCCTACGGCCCGGCCACCGAGGCGGTCGTGCGCGAGTTCCAGCGCCGCTCCGGCCTCGCGGTCGACGGCATCTGCGGCCCCAAGACGCGGGCCGCACTCGGCATCTGACGAAGGGAGGTCCGCGATGGCGGACCACGCTGTGAAGGCGGACGCGCGAGACCGCGCGCTCCGCACCCTCTGGACGGGGCTGGGTACCGACGTCGCCGTCGGCACCGGCACGGCCCTGGCGCTGTGGGTCGGCAACGCCGACATCGGCTCCGCGGCTGCGTGGGGTGCCCTGGGCATCCTCGTGGCCCGGAGCGCCCTCCAGGCCGTCGCGAGCTACCTCGTGCGGCTCAAGGTGTCCCCCGCCGAGGCGGGTGGCGAGGAGGCGCCGGCCTAGCCGGAATGCAAGAAGGGCCCCATCCTGGGATGACTTCCGGGATGGGGCCCTTCTTTCGTTGTGGCTACGGCTTGGCCTTCTTGCGCTCCTCTAGCGCCTCGGGCGTCGTGACGCGCGCCGAGAATGGCTCCCGCTTGGCGGCCTTCGCCCCGTGCTTCGTGAGCACCTTCTCCAGGTCCCGTGCGTCATCTGCGCACAGGTCCATCACGGCCTTCCGCGTCCCGCTCGCGATCTGGTAGCGAGTCGTGGGCTTGCCCAGCACCCCGCACTCGTCACACACCGTGACCTGCAACCTTGCCATCGCCGCTCCCCTTCCTGTTGCCCCGACACTCCCGCTCGCCTACTGTAGCGTGACGCGCGGTCAATGCACATCCGCCGGGCGGGTGACTCACGGTCTGCGCCATTGACACACCGCCACCGACGCGAGCATGATTGACCCATCAAGTGAGGCCCGCGGGGGGCGCCGCATAGGGGAGACCGGAGGACATCATGAGCAAGATTCAGGACGAGGGCGAGATCACTCGCTGGTTCAACGAGGGCCGCACGTACCGCTGGATGGTGGAGGAGTACGAGCGCAAGTACAACATCACCATGACGCAGAGCGCGTTCTCCAACTTCCGCCACCGTCGCGGCCTCGGCCGGCGCATCACGCGCAACGACGACCTGATCCCGTGGGCCGTCAACGTGGAGCACCGCTGGGCCTACGACCTGGCGATGCTGCGCATGGAGGCGCGCCGCCGCAACGGCGCCGAGCTGAACCCGGAGGACGCGGGCCGGCTGGCGAGCTGGCGCGACCGCCTCGACGCCGGCAACCTCGTGCTCCACTACGACCCCGACACCGAGGAGGGGTTCTGGTACGTCCCGCGCCGACCCGGCGTGGACCTCGACCTGATCCGCGAGCCGGAGCACAAGACCACGCAGCGCCGGCTCGCCGAGTAGGACCAAGGGCCCCCAAACATCACCTGACCTAGTGCTGTCACGGTGGGTTTGGGGGCTTTGTCGTGCGGCTTGTGACACCAGCGCATGTGGTCCTATGATTCGTTCGCCGTCCTCACAAACCCTCGATCCCTGCGTGCTCGACGGGCGGCCGGGTCGCGTGGGAGTCACCGGAGCCGGACATGTCAATGACGACACGCCAGACCACCCGCGGTAGGCCCGCGTCACTTGCACCCCACCCTCGACCTGTGGTACAAATGGGTGTTGCAAGTGACGCAGAGACAGCGGGAGGTCATCACCTAGTGAGCCACGAGTCCACGAACGCGCCGCCGGCCAGGCGGCGGGCACTACTGTCCCGCGAGGTCTACACCTCGACCACGGGGCAGACCGAGCTGGTCATCGACCATCGCTCCGAGGACTACCACCTCGACACCGGCCGGACCACGTCCCTGCGCGAGATCAACGCCATGATCGCCCTCGCTCGCGAGCTGGGTTACGAGATCATCTGCGAGGACGAGAGCGGCGACGGGCCCGACTTCTTCGGCGAGGACGGCGTCCGCTGGTACCTGGGCGCCCTCGACGGCGGCACGGTGGAGGCCGCGTGAGCGTGAAGCTGCCGAGCCGGCTCTCCTACAGCTCGCTGTCCTCCTACGCGGAGTGCGGTGAGCGCTGGCGCCTGGAGCGCCTGCACCACGTCACCTCGTCGACGTGGTGGGCCACCATCGCCGGCTCCGCGGTTCACACGATCACCGAGGCGTTCGACCTGGGCAAGCCGCTGCCGGACTTCGAGCTGACGCTCGCGGCCAACGAGGCGGAGGCCAAGGGCCGAGGGCAGGAGATCAAGGCGTCGGGCAAGGTGCTCAAGAACCACGGGATCGAGGGTGGGCCGAACAAGAAGGACCGCGACTGGTGGCTCATCCGAGGCCCCGAGATGGTCCAGGCGTACATCGACTGGCGGGCGCTGACCAAGTGGGAGATTCCCACGATGCCGGACGGCGCCCCCGCGATCGAGGTCCGCGTGCCCGCGCAGTTCGCCGGCCGCGACCAGCTCGGGTTCATCGACCGCGTGTTCATCCTGCCGGACGGGCGCGTGCTCATCGTCGACCTCAAGACGGGCAACCTCCCGTCGACCCGGCTCCAGCTCGGGACCTACGCCGTGGCCCTGCGCAAGCTGTGGGGCATCGACGCGGACGTGGGCACGTTCTGGCTGGGCAAGACGGGCGACATCGTCACGCCGCTGACGGACCTCACGCAGTACAGCGAGGAGTTCGTCGACCACCAGTTCGAGATGGCCTGGCGTGGCATCGAGGCCGGCGTGTTCCTGCCGAGCCCGTCGAGCATGTGCCGGGGCTGTTCGGTGCATGAGTTCTGCCGCGCGATGGGCGGCAGGAAGGGCGTCACCATCCCCATCGAAGATGTCCTCACCCGGCCCCAGGCGGCCGACGTGGAGGCTCGTGAGGCCGCAGCGGGAGCAGTCGCGGCCTGAGTTGTGCAAGTGGCGCAGATCGTGCTAGGCTGGGATCATGGACGAAGGGAGCACAGCACAGTGACATCGGAGAGGGTGCCGGCATCGACCGCCACCATCAAGTTCGGCAAGGGGTTCGAGGACCCCTGGTACGTCGTCTACGGCAGCCCGGAGGAGATTCGCGAGCAGCTCGTCGTCGCCTTCGGGTACGACCGTGCAAGTGTCGCGACCCTCTCGCTCGCGGAGCTGATCGTCGAGTCGAGCCGGCGGGCGCAGGTGCTCCGCACCGCGTCGATCTCGCTGGGCGGGGAGATCGTGGCGGTCGAGACGGCCAAGGCGGCGCCGGCACCGCGGCGCAGCCGCGCGGCAGCCAAGCCCGCGGACGACGCGATCGAGGGGACGCCGGCCAAGGTCGACACCCCGGCCATCGCCTCGCCGCCCGACGTGGACCCGCCGTGGGATGACCCCGAGGCGACCGACCCGCTGATCGCGCAGATCGAGGCCGTCACCACGAAGGCGGAGTTCGCTCTGCTGTGGAAGGCCAACCAGGCGCGGTTCTCCGAGCCGGCGGTCAAGGCGGCGGCGGCAGCGGCGCAGGGTCGGCTCCAGTGAGCGACAGCGCCGACCTGCTCCGCGGCCAGGCGGCCACCGCGCGCCGCTTCGCGGCCAGCGGGCAGTCGGAGGCCGAGGCGCTGGCCTCCCAGCTCCGGGTCCTGACGGCGAGCGTCGCCGAGCAGCTCGCCAAGGCGGCCGAGTTCGACGAGGCTGCCGCCACGCTCGACGGGGCCGGCCTGTGAGCGGGGCGGCCTGGCCGGAGATGCCGGAGATGGACGAGGAGTTCGAGGCGCTGGTCGCTGACCTGCGCGACGCCTCCGACGCCAGCGCGCCGGACTTCGTGATCGAGGACGGGGAGCTGTTCGTGGCCCGCGAGGGCTACTACTTCAACCTCGACTGCCTCGTCACCGCCTTCCCCGACCTCAACGGCAACACCGTGATGGTCGGCTGGGACGGGGTTCACAGCACGGCACCACTGGACGCGGCCGTGTTCGTCACGGCCCTGCTCAACCACCGCAAGTCCGACCCGAACGACTGAGGAGCAACCACAGCATGAGCATCATCGACAAGATCAAGTCCCTGTTCAGCCAGGTCAGCGAGGCCGACGTCGCCGAGAAGGCCGCGTCCGCCGCGACCTCCCTGTTCGACGAGGCGGCCGAGCTCCTGGAGTTCGCCGCCGGCACGCAGGACAAGCTCGCGGCCCTCGCCATCGAGGCCGCGGACGGGCTGCGCGACGCGGCGGACTACGCCGAGCGCGAGGCCGCCGAGCTCCAGGCGTCGGCCGACGAGAACACGGCGCGCGCCGCGCGCATCCGAGCCTTCTTCGGGTGACGCCTGCCTTCTTCTTCCTCTACTTCGCGGCCCTGCTCATCTTCGTGATGAGCGACGGCGCACCCACCGCACGTCCCTGACCCACCCCTCGAACCACCAGGAGATACACCACTATGGGCCTCAACTTCGCTGACATCCCCGCCGGGGGCGCCTACTTCAAGGGTGACGACTACGCCACGGCGGTCGCCCTGCTCATCGAGGTCGGGCACCTCGACCCCCAGGTCCCGACCAAGTTCGGACCCAAGGACACCCTCACCGTCGACATCACGAAGTTCGCCTCGACGGCGGACATCGACGCGGGCAACGGCCAGTTCAACCAGGGCGTCAAGGTGCAGGCGATCGACCTCGTGAACAAGCTGCGCCACCTCGTCGGCTCGGCCACGGTGGTCACCGTCGTCAAGCTGCCGCCGTCGGCCCAGCTCCCGAACGGTGCGTGGGTCTGGCGCCAGGTCGA